ATATATATATATATATAGTAGGTAGTAATAAACAAAACAAAACAAAACTGAAAATAAAAAAATGAGAAAACCAAAACCTTTTGTTACTTTTCAGAAAAAGCCAAAAGTAACATTAGTAACATTAGTCGCAACGCACTACGTGGTCTTGCGGACATATGTCCGCAGCTTTGAGGCAGTTAGCCGGTCGGGAACTGGTATTGGCGCGGTTAGCGGTGTTGGACAGGGGACAGTTAGCCGGTCGGGAACTGGTATTGGAGGGAGTAAGCGCGAAGTGATGGGGGGCAGTTAGCTAATCGGGAACTGGTTTCATTCGCCTCTCGGCGATGCAGGAATTGCAGGCACAAAAAAAGGCCGACTCCGAAGAGCCGGCCTGATGGGTTGATGGGTTAGTGTTACTTGATCTTGCCAAGTAATTCGACTAACTGCATTGCCGCGATCTCTATTTCTTGCCGCAATCCTTCGTCTGCTTGGCTTGGCTTAGTTTCTTTCAGTACCATTCTTGGAATGCTTGATACTGCTTCGATCGCGCGTTTCACTGGTGTAGTCTCTGGCGCGTCATTCAGTGCTGCTCCATCTTTACCTTTCGGCTTTACCGCTCCTTTCGTCGCGCGTTTACGCTTGCCCCCATGTGTAGCAACTACGCCTGTCTTTAACCATTGCGAATAATGCTTTCTCCAGCGGAATGCCATTTTCCGTATGTTATCCTTGTGCTGCCGGATAGTTAGAGCACCAAGCTTTGTAGTTTCTTTCAGCTTGCCTTCGATGATCGCCTTAATCAACGCGCCATTTAACTTGTGCTTATCATCGTAGTAGGTATAGGCGATAGCTGCGAAAGCCGGTTTTGCCGCGTCTATATTATCGGCGGTAACCTTACGCTTAATGCTCTTGAAAAATTTGAGCTTCGATACTTCGGCTGCTTCACCTGCTTTGATAGCTGCGACACCGTTGGTGGATTGAATGGCAGTAAAAGTGATTGTCTTGATTGTCTTCGTCATGTTTATTACTCCTTTGTTGCGGGCATATGTCCGCAAGTTATGCGCGAAAGTGCGCGGTATCGAATCGGCTTGCTTGCTGAAACGATGGAGCTATTAAACCGTAGAGAGACTTGTTTTAGTAGGGTATTGTGCACTTTGTTTGCGTATCGCACCCTTTTTTCTGAGCCTATGGGGCGGCTAACCCCCACCTACCCCCCACCCCCGCCGAGCTGACAACGAGGTACGCGCGTCTGTATACATACTAATTCACTCAAATGATTTGGTTTCTGGGTAGTTTTCGATACTTTTTACACATAAGGCCCCCCGGGCAAGTGTGAGAACCCAGAACAAGTTACCCCACCCCCTCTCACACAGAAACACCCCCCTTGCTAAATAAAACCAAAACCCAAAAAATTTTTTGCAAAAAGCAGAAAAGGATCGAAACTTTCTATTTGCGTCCTTCCCGTTACCCCTTGCCTCCCACCCTACAACCTCCTATACTGCGCGAAACGGCCTCACAGCTTGCAAAAAGGTACTACGCAGATGGCAATAGCCCTTAATCCTGAGTTTGGTATGGAAATACCAGACGACGTTCCCTATATGGATTTGCGGTCCCGCGCAGAAGCTGCCTGTAATACTGTAAGGGAGCTAGAAGAACACGGACTCGACACCACCCCTGACGACGTAGATAACGATACGGCTGCTGCACTTGTCACTGCCTACGCAGAAGACGTCGAACACACCTCTAAAATTATGAACCACAAACGGTTCGACAGTCTGACTCCCGCTGTCATCATCCAGACCAATGACATCCTGAAAGAGTTCGGGCACTTGGTCGCTACCCACTCCGCTGAAATCCGCAACACGGTGGTAAACAAGTTAGTCCTAGAGACTGAGAACGCCGACGCTAGAATACGGATTAAGGCACTAGAGCTTTTGGGCAAGATGACTGACGTTGGCCTGTTTACAGACCGCAAAGAAATTACAGTAACTCATCAAAACGCAGACGAACTGCGTGAGAAGCTGCGAGAAAAACTCACGGTAATGAAACAAAACGCCGAAGGTGTGTACGAGGCTGCGGATGAAGGATAAACCCAAAACTAGAACGGAAGTAGCCTCAGAACGAGGGATTATTTGCCGTGACTGCCCGGAGTTCCGTCCTGTTATGCACACATGTAAGAAGTGTGGGTGCTGGATGGAAGCGAAAATATGGTTAATGGGTGCAGGTTGCCCGCTAAAGAAGTGGGGGCCGCGACCATCGGCAAAGTAAAGGCGAATTCAACTAGCCTTAAAGTAGTACCCCCACCCCCTGAATTTAGCGCAGAAGAGATTGACCTGCTTCTACAAAACATAAACTCGTACACCCCAGAAGAACAAGGAGAGATTTTAAAAATTGTAGAAGAGTTGGAGGCTAGGCGTAAGTCCGAAGCGGCGTACAAAGACCTAATAGAGTTCTGCAAACAGATGCAGGCTGATTATAAAGTAGGCAAACACCATAGAATTCTAGCGGATATGCTTATGGAGATTGAGCTAGGCAAAGACTACGACGACGAGGGGAGAGCGCTAACAGGCACAGGCAAAGACCGTATCTGTGTAAACATGCCCCCGCGCCACGGTAAGAGCCAGCTTATCTCTATTTACTTTCCAGCGTGGTTTTTGGGGCGTAACCCAGATAAAAAGGTCCTGATGGTCTCGCATACTACTGATTTAGCGGTTGATTTCGGCAGAAAGGTACGAAACTTAATAGCTACACCCGAATATCAAGCAATATTCCCCACTGTAAAGCTAGCGAGTGACTCTAAATCAGCAGGAAGATGGAACACTAGTGCGGGGGGAGAGTATTTCGCCTGTGGTGTAGGCTCAGCCCTTGCCGGTCGTGGTGCTCACTTGCTTCTTGTGGACGACCCGCACAACGAACAAGACATTATTAGTGGTAATTTGGACGTTTTCGACAAAGCATACGAGTGGTTTACGTTCGGTGCGCGTACTCGTCTAATGCCCGGCGGTAGAATAGCCATAGTACAGACCCGATGGCACTTAGATGACCTGACTGGGCGCGTTGTACGGGACATGTCGCAGAATGAATTGGCCGATAAGTACGAAGTTGTTGAATTTCCGGCAATTTTAGAGGTAGAAACGGACGTACCGGACCCCAAGAACCGGCTACTAACCATAAAAAAGACTACAGAAAAGCCACTATGGCCCGAGTTCTTTAATTTAGACGCGCTATACCGTACAAAAGCGTCAATGCCGGTATTTCAGTGGAATGCCCAGTTTCAGCAGACTCCTACGGCGGAAGAAGCGGCGATAGTTAAGCGCGAATGGTGGCAAGAGTGGCCCCACGACGACCCGCCTAGCTGTGAATACATAATTATGACGCTTGACGCGGCAGCAGAGAAGAACAACAGGGCTGACTACACGGCACTCACTACGTGGGGCGTTTTCTTTAACGAAGAAGAGAACTGCTACTGTATTATCTTGCTTAATTCCATCAAGCGTCGTCTCGAATTCCCAGAGCTAAAAGAACTAGCGATGGAGCAGTACGAAGAATGGGAGCCAGATGCGTTTATTGTGGAGAAAAAGAGTAGTGGTACACCTCTATACCAAGAAATGCGTAGGTCTGGGCTAATGGTCCAAGAATATACACCGCACAGAGGCTCGGGGGATAAAACTGCACGTTTAAACTCTGTTGCTGATATAGTACGCTCTGGACTTGTGTGGGTTCCCCAAACACGTTGGGCAGAAGAAGTAGTTGAGGAAGTTGCGGGCTTCCCGTTCATGTCTAATGATGACTTAGTGGACACAACTATAATGGCGTTGATGCGGTTTAGGCAAGGTGGCTTCATATCCCTACCGACCGACGAGGCCGAGAGCGAGCCTATGTATAGGCACCGTGGCGGATACTATTAAAGGATAAGAAGATGGCAATTGAAAAAGGTTTGTACGGTATGCCAGAAGGCATCGAAGAAATGGGCGAGCCGGATGCTGTAATAGAAATGGCTATCGCTACTGACGAAGACCTACCCGTTATGGTTGAGCTGGAAGACGGTAGTGTAGAGATTAGTTTTGGCGAAGAAACCACAGAGATCGATGCTGCGCCGTTCGATGCGAATTTAGCCGACTATTTAGAAGACAACCAACTGGAAGAAATTTCTGGCGATCTGTGTGAGGCCGTAGAAGGTGATATGGCAGCTCGAAGTGACTGGGCAGATAGCTATGTTGCGGGCCTTGACGTGCTGGGCATGAAGTACGAGGAGCGTACTGAGCC